CGAGTTATCAGACAAGTACGGGAGAGCATCAGCATGAAACCAACATACGAAGAGCTGGAAGCAAAATGCGCGGCACTGGCTGCGGAGAATGCGGGGCTGAAGGCGTTTATTGCTACTGATTGTCACGTTGCTCACGTTGAGCCAGAGACATTCTATGGAGAAGAAGTTACCCGTTACGTTAGTGCTGATGGGTACGAACCAGAAACCCCGGCAACAGACACTTTCCTTGCGGAAGTGCGGGCGCAGGGCGTAGAGATGTTCGCCAAAGAGATGCATGCAGATATCAGCGGTGATGATGCACGCGAGTTCGTCGACAATCTTCGCAAAGGAGTGCAGTCATGATTACAGGAACCTCTCATTACGACGAAGTCCAGGTGGTGCCATGCACAATCTGCGGCGGTTACTACAAGGCTGATGAGACAGAAATACACGTCTGCGAGGAGGCCGCCCAATGAGCAACATCGACAAACACGCATTACGTGAAGCAGCCAATGCGGCAAACGCAGCATCATGGGGATGTTGGAAGTCTTACAAGCCACACAAAGGAGCGCGAGGCTATGAGGTGAAAGTTGGCGTGAAAGCGGTAGCGCAACATTGCCTCAAGGTTGATTCAGTTTTCATCGCCGCAGCCAATCCTGCCACCGTGCTGGCGCTGCTGGATGAGCTGGAAGCCAAGGAAAAGAGAATTGCTGAGCTGGAGGCGCGGGAGGTTGTACTTCCACAGCGCTATAGCATGTTGCATCGCGTCGATTTCGATGAGGCGTATCACACGGAAATGGTTTACAAGCAGCATCAGGTGCTTGAGGCACTGCACGATGCTGGAGTCAACGTCGCCGAAGACGCTAAAGGAGCAGCATCATGATTACCCTTACCAAAGAATGGCTCCTGAAAACAATCGCGGAGCTTGAAGAAGAGCGCGATGCTGTGCCCGGCGCAGTAAACGGAGATGCGGCGATGGCGATTGCTGCGATGAAGCTGGCGATGGCATCGCTCGAAGCGGAGCCGGTGGTAAGCCATCTCGGAAGTAAAAATGCGCTTGATGCCATTGTTGCCTTCATAAAAAGCAACAGAAACCCAACTCTAAAAGACTACAACGAAGTTTCTGAGCGATTATTTCAGGACAATTGCCACGGTCTATCTAACCATGTCATTGAGTACATTAAGCAGATCGGGGAGGAGCTTGAGGAGTTGCGATCTACTCAGGACACCGCCCCGCCAGCGCCGGTAGTGCCTGATGAAATCGAGTCAACATCAGGCAGCGATTACGATGATTACTATTGTGACGGCTGGAACTCCTGCCGCGCCGCCATGCTTCAGGGTGTCGAAAACGCCGAGACGCCCACCACCATGCAGACCGCTCCGGCTCTGGATTCTTCGCCAAAAATTGCCGAGTCGCCCACCGGCATAAATCAGGGTAAATCCGAACCTGTAACGACGGCTAACAAGTTGCCATTCGAGCAGTGGCTTTCTCAGCAGACAGGCACTATTGACGTCGAATGTGGATGCGTGATGACGGAGGTATTTTTCCACTGGTTGCGCGTTGCGTATGAGGCTGGCAACTCTCCGGTGATTCCGGATGGTTGGGTGGCTTGCAGTGAGCGTATGCCAGACATCGGCACAGAGATATTCTATTTCTGCAAGGATGATGGCCTGAGAGATTGCGGTATTGTTAGTTCATCAAATTTTAGCGGCAGAGGCGACGCACAGTTAAACGTTCATGCAGAAGGCTATGACCTGCGTTTGGGCGTAGATATAACCCACTGGATGCCACTGCCAGCAGCACCGCAGCAGGGGGATTCTTTTTAATGTATTTGTTATAGTCCTTTATAGGTAACAATGATTCTCAAATCACGACCTATAGCATTGAGAGAGTCGTTAACGAGGACATAGTCTTTTCTGGGGGTGATATTGCTCGCCCCTTCCAAAGTACTCGCTATAAGATTCAGGTTTCTCGATGCTTTAATTATGCTTTTATGCTGAGGAAGTAAACGTAATTTAACGAAAGCGCCATATAGGGGGACCGCGTTAGATTTTGAAAGCAGTAGGGCCGAAGCGTGCTTTATTTCGTCAATCACTTCATTACTGGCGCTTAAGTTAATAATCTTGCTTTGCTCCCGTAAAAGAATTGCTGAGACCATCCCCAACTGCTCTTTGAAAGAGAGGTAGGGGTCCAAGATGCCCTTTACAAGAATGTGACCCGTCACAAAGACACAAACACCAGTAATGATAGTGGTAAATACCACGATGCTCATATTCCACCAGGCTAATTAGTTATTAGTGCTGACATGGTAATCCAGACATTGCCCATGAGGCGAGATGAATTATTGAATTTGTGTTAGGGTTTGTAGCCTAAGGTCATCCCTTCGGAAATAATGCAGGCAGCTAGAAAAGTAAGTGTTTTAAAAACAAAATCTTGCAAACGATGTTCTCCCCGCGTTGATTTCCAATAATCATCAAGCCATAATCATGTCATCGGAGCCTGAACAACTCCGGTGACTTCTGCGCATTTAAGGGGACTTAAATGCGACCACAATCTGAACTCCTCACCATGTCACAGATGCAGAAATGCACCTGCGAATTTCTGCATTCTGCGTTACCTCTCGGAGGTGGCGCATGAAACAGCACTACTGCATCGTTAACGACACCGTTAAAGAAAACCTCATTGCGTACATTCGCACCCTGCCGGTAAACCCTCGCGCGCCGATGGTGGTCGAGGCCCGGGAAGAGACCCGCACCGATAAGCAAAACCGTCTGATGTGGCCATTGCTGAAGGACCTGTCTGACCAGGTTGTCTGGCACGGAGAAAAGCTGAGCCGCGAGGAATGGAAGGACCTCATCACCGTTCTGGTGAATCAGACTCAGGACCAGGAGCAGAAATCCGCGCCGGGCATCAACGGCGGCCGCGTTTATTTCGGCGTCCGCACATCCAAATCCAGCAAGCGCTACATGGTCGACGTGATCGAGGCGATTTACTGGTTCGGCACCGACCGCGGTGTGAGGTTCTCCGAAGCATCCAGTAAGCGCATCGCCTGGGCGCAAGAGTGGAGGACTTCCCATGGGTAATCCTCTCGCACGCGTCATCATAAACGAAATTTTCCGCGTTCCTGCGCGCCGCAAGCGTAAGCCCGTGGTTAATCCGTCCGACATCCCGACACTGAAAGGCTACACCGCCCGCCTGGTGGATCAGAAATGGCTGCGTCTCGCTGCACGGAGGAATCATGCGTAAACCAACCCGTCGAACCTGCAAGGTCTGCAAAGAGAAATTCACCGCTACCTTCGACAACGTCTGGTGGTGCTGTCCTGAGCATGGCGCCATCTACGCGCTGGATTTGAGGGCAAAGCAGAAGGTGAAAGAGGCCGCTAAGCGTATCAGTGAACAGAAAGAGGCAGAGAAGGCAGGGCGAAAACGCCGACAAGAAAAGCGCGAGTCACTAAAGTCTAAATCCCAGTGGGATAAGGAGGCCCAATCGGCCTTCAACCGCTACATACGGATCCGGGACGAGGGAAAAGAATGCGTCAGCTGCGGCAATCCACTCATCGGCAAGAGCAATTCCCTGACAGGCAGCGCCATTGACGCCAGCCATTACCGTTCGCGCGGAGCTGCATCGCATCTCAAATTCAACGTGTTTAACGTCCACTCCGCTTGCACCCGCTGCAACCGGCAGTTGAGCGGCAATGCTGTCGAGTACCGGATCCGTCTGATTGAGCGTATCGGACAGGAACGTGTCGAGCGCCTTGAATCTGATAACGATCCGCGCCGCTTCGATATCCCATACCTTCAGCGCATCAAATCCATTTTCACACGCAAAGCCCGCGCGCTGGAAAAACGCCGCGCCCGCCGACAGGAGGCAGCATGAACCACGCCGACTTCCTGCGGTACCAGGCAGAAAGCGTTAAGCGCGCCTGCATGCCACCAGTAGCAAAGCACAGCCAGACTAAAACCAACCAGCCACATAAGGAAGCCGCATGAACAGTCAGCAACTGGAATACGTACGTCAGCAGCTCATTGTGGCGACCGCAGATCTGAGCGGGGCGACGAAAGGGCAGCTGGTAGCCTTCGCCGAAAACGCACAATTCACTGCGACGGCGCGCAGCCGGGGACGGAAGAAAATCACCGACCCGGTCACCGGCCGTAAAGTTAACCCGGACGGCCCGGCGATGAGCGGCAGCCAGTCACGCGCCAAAGGCTCATCCATCGCGCTGGTTGGGCCGGTTGAGTTCGTGACCGCATCGTGGCGCCGCGCTGTCCTGTCACTGGAAGAGCACCAGAAAGCATGGCTGCTGTGGAACTACAGCGAGAGCGTTAGCTTTGAGCACCAGGTGGCGATCACTCAGTGGGCGTGGAATGAGTTCCGGGAGCAGCTCGGCGCGAAGAAGGTGGCCGGCAAGACGATGGAACGCCTGAAGAAGCTGATCTGGCTGGCGGCGCAGGACGTCAAAAGGGAGTTGGCGGGCCGTGAGACTTACGAATATCAGAAGATGGCGGAACTGGTCGGTGTAACGCCAAAGAACTGGTCCGAGACGTTTACGGAGCGCTGGGTGGAGATGAGGCGTATCTTCCAACGCCTGGATAGCGGTGCTTTGTTGCAGGTTACGAGATCACGTTCACAACAAAAGGCGACAAATTTCGACAGAAGTCTTGCAAAACTGGATTGAAACGCATATATTTCATGTAAATCTGATATCGTCGCCATTGCTTCGTAGGTCGACAAAGAATTAAGAGCCTCGCCACCGTGCGGGGCTTTGTTTTTTGTGCTTTATGTAAACCAAGTGGTCTTTAAAAGTTAATAATCTTTTATTACTTATGTAAAATATGGCCTCCAGTGAAAACAGAGAGGCCTCATCATGAAGAACTTCCAGCTTTACGTTGGCGGCACTAACAACATCACCTATCGTTACGAAATCAGAAAGGTGGATGATGCTTTTAGTGTTCGAATATTCAACGTCAAAAACAAGTTGCACAAAGAGGTCGGTTGTAAGTCGCTTCGCTTTGTGTCAGCTCATGATGTTATCGATGAGTGCACATCGCATTACAGGAGGCACGCTGAAGGCCTAAGAGGCTTTTTACGTGGGCTCAAAATGTGGTGAAGGTGCAACTCAACAGACAGGTCGCTTAGGCGGCCTTTTTATTTGCCTGTAGCTAAGCGGTAAAGCTCCCAAATCATAATTGGATGATTGCTGGTTCGAATCCAGACGGGCGACCCAAACCCACTACCTGGGACCCTTCGGCCATAGAGCCGACATTGCCTTACCCTCACATTGCCAGCCTGTCGCTGGCTTTTTTATTTTCAGGCCCCGGGAAACATCCTCGACATGCCTTGTTGTTAAATCGTCCCGAGGGCCTGAACCAACTACACACGGAATAAATATGTCTGAGACCTTCACTATCGTAGGCGTTGGTCTTACATCGTCATCAGTCGGTGTAACCTTTGCCACGCTGTTTCCGGAGGCGACTCCAGCAGTGATGCTCGGATCGCTTGCCGGAACGGCGCTATACGTTCTGACCTCAGATCCCCATCAACTCTGGAAGCAGGCTATCTTTGCGCTGATATCGTTTATCAGTGGAGTGTTCTTCTCCGTACCCATGGCGAAAATCATGGCTGGAATCATCAACACGCCGTTAAGCCTGATGAAGCCACCGGCCAGTATTGAGGTATCGCCAGCTGTCGGTGCAATTGTCACTGCTTCCATTTCCGTGGCAGTCCTGCTGCGTATTCTCCGCAAATCCAAAAGCGGGAAGATGCCGGGGCTGGGGGAGGAAGATAAATGACATGGCAGCTTCTTCTGATGGATGCAAACGCCATAGTTTGCCTTTTAATCATGGTCAGGCTGATGTTTTTCCGGAAAGAGGGAAAGCGTCATCGCCTGAGTGTCGCGGTACTGGCCTATCTGGTCATCCTTGCCGCCGGATTCAATGCCTTCAACATTCTGCTCGGCCACTACGTTCAGGTTAACCTCGGCGACCTGCTGCTTAACTCCGTCATCTGCATGGCGGTGTGGCTGGCGCGCGGTAACCTGGCGAAGGTCGTCATTACGGAATAGCCATGACCAAAGACGATATCTTTAACACCATTCTCGGAAAAGAGGGTGGTTATGTTGATTACCCGAACGATAAGGGCGGCCCAACGAACTGGGCAATTACTAAGGCAACTGCCCGCGCGCATGGTTATATCGGTGATATGCGAAACCTTACACGTGAGCAGGCTCTGGCGATCCTTGAGTCTGATTACTGGTATGGCCCGCGCTTTGACCAGGTGGCAGAAATATCCCCATCCATTGCCGCCGAACTTTGCGATACCGGTGTGAACATGGGGCCATCGGTGCAGGTTAAATGGTTCCAGCGCTGGCTGAACGTTTTCAATAACCAGCAGCAGCTCTATCCGGATCTGATCGCCGACGGGCAGATCGGCCCACGTAGCATCAGCGCGCTGAAGTCCTTCCTGGCGAAACGAGGCGGCGAAGGAGAAATCGTATTGCTTCGCGCACTGAACTGTAGCCAGGGCCAGCGTTATCTTGAGCTGGCAGAACAGCGGCCGGCTAACGAGTCATTCGTTTATGGCTGGATGCGCGAGCGGGTGAGCCTATGACGACACTCAAATCTGTACTGGCGGCAATCGGAGTTGCGATCCTGATGGTGCTTGGTGCGTTTGGTGTGGGCCGTTTTCGCGGGCGTGAACAGGCTGAAGAAAAAGCAGACCAACAACGCACAGAAGAAAAGGCCTCGGCCATTGAGTCAGCAGCCGAACGCCGGGTAGAAGCAACGAAAGAGGCCAGCAATGTACAGCAGAATGTTAACCGCATGCCTGATGACGATGTTGATCGCGAGCTGCGTGACACGTGGAAGCGTCCCGGTGGTGGTTGATACAGCCTGTGACTGGGTAAAGCCAATCTACCTTACTGATCACGACATTGATATTCTTGACCGCCAGACGAAACGCGACATCCTGGCTCATAACAAAGCGTGGCAGGCTAACTGTCAGAAACAGGAGTGAAACATGCTGCTGTGTTCACATTCAATTGCGGGTAAGTTTCCATACCCGCCAAAAAGAGAGAAACCGATGAGCGAAGCAAAACCGCAGGATGGCAGTACCGTAAAGGGCTACCGCGAACTCTCTTACGGTGAAATCGGCAAGATGAACCAGTTCAAAGACCTCAGCCGTCAGTTCATCAAGTTACTTCGTGAGCAAATGGGCGACATCCATCCGGGTATCGATAGCTTGGAATCACAAGAGTGGATACGACAGGCTGAATTCGACATGAAGCGCGCATGCATGGCCGCATGTCGAGCCGTTGCCCGTCCAGATGCCGACTGTTAGCCAAAAAAAAATGTACATCAAGCCTCGCAATAGCGGGGCTTTTTTATGCGCATCGCACGCGCACATCGAAGAAAGTCTTTCAGCTGTGAGCCTGGGCAAACCGTTAACTTTCGGCGGATTTGCCGTGCGGCAGGCTCACGCCTAAAAGGAAATAAATCATGGGTCAGAAAATCATTACGTTGTCCGGCGCTGCGACGGATGTTCTTTATGCACTGTTTTTCCGTGGCGCGCTTCAGTCTGGTGACCTGCCAGCTAAATCTGGTGCTGCTGAGCTTCGGGAGCTGGGATTCGCTGAAACACGCCATACCGCGTCGGAGTATCAAAAGGAAAATTATTTCACCTTCCTGACCGCTGAAGGGCAGGCGTTTGCTATAGAGCATCTGGTCAATACTCGTTTTGGTGTGAAGCAGTATTGCAGCGCAATCACTATTGGCGTTGAGCTGGACACATCAGGCGCACAACAGGCTGTTGACGAACTGGATGACAAAATCCGTAACAGCGATGCATTCAAAGTCCTGAAAGATGGCTGGACTTTCGAAAAGAACGGGGTGCTGATTATTAATAACGGCCAGGTGTTCGTTACCGATGCGAAGATCGACGATGCCGTATTGTCTAAGAGCTATAGCGTTAAAATGAACGTCGCCTACAAAGGTAAACCGCACGAAGCTGGTATGGCCCTTAGTGTTGAAGGCGACCAGAGCAAGGTTGAGTTTCTGGCCGATCGCTATACGGTGCATGAAGCCGCTTCATCCATCATCGAGAACGCCGTCGCAACAAGCGCGAAGACGAAGATTAGGCTTGGCGATGAAATGAAGCAGGCTGTCATTGATGCCGTGCGTGAAAGCGATTTGTTCGCATCCCTCGAGGCAAAGATTGATGCGCAAACAGCTTCAGTAGCTGGCCTGCAACAGGCGATGCACGATGCGGTGAACGATGCTTTTGGCAATGCGCTGAAGCCTGGCGGCATCCTCTGGAATACACGGTCGAGTGGACTCTGAGGGAGGATGTATGCGTATCACTGTATTGGATGACGATCCGGGGCGGAAAATTAATCTCGCTCGGGAACGATATAAAGTCTATATCTATGGCGTTGAAGTTAAGCACGTATTCACTGCTGATGATGAAAAAGGCGAGGTAATTGCCGCCGTGACCGATGAGCGCGGATACATTAAGGCGGAGTACGGCGAAGTGAAGCGACAGACGCTTTACGGGAAAGTCACCATTAAGCGTCAATAAACCCCGATGGAGAAATTATGCAGGTCACTATTGATGGTGTCCCGTTTGTTCCTGCCTGCGCTTCAGCATCACGGATTGGCATTGCCATCACTACCCACAACCGGCCAGACGTTTTAACGCGCGCCATTGAGCAGCACATTAAACATCTGCCCGCCGGGTCGCTGGTGGTGGTTATCGACGACGGTTCTCAACCTGCCGCCGTAGTACCTGACGGAGTGCAGTTGCGTCGCCATGAAACATCGCTTGGCATTGTTGCTTCGAAGAACGCCAGTTTAACCGCGCTGATGGACGCCGGGTGTGAGCATATCTTTTTATGGGATGACGATGCTTATCCGATCGCCGATAACTGGCACCTGCCATACATCGAATCACCCGAACCGCACCTGGCTTACCAGTTTCTAGATCTTGCTGGCACGAACAAGCTGAATGACCTTTCGGAGCTTTACCGTGACGATCAGCATGTGGCTTACACCGGGCAGCGCGGCGTGATGCTGTATTACCACCGCAGCGCCATTGAGAAAGTAGGTGGATTCGATCCGATATACGGCCGTGGTATGTATGAACACAGTGACCTCGCGCTACGTATCCATAACGCTGGCCTGACGACGTGGGCTTACGGTGATGTGGTCGGTTCAGAAAAGCTGATCCATTCTCTCGATGAGCATGAAGCCGTAGAGCGTTCGGTACCGCGTCCCGACCGACAGGCGCTGGTGGAACGTAACGTGAAGATCCACAACGAACGGCGTGATGCCGGGTTTACTGGTTACGTTGAATACCGCCAGCAGAGCGGCGTTGTTATCACAACGCTGCTTACCAGTCCGCCTGACCCGCAGCGCGGCACAAAAATGGCGGCCTCGCCTGACTTGCTGAGCAAATGGGCGGCCTCGCTTCGCCAGTGTGGTCGTATAGCGCTGGTGGATGAATTACTGACGGCCCCGGCAGATGTTGAGCTATGTCGCGTTCCTGACGTGAAGATGAATGTCTACTTTCGTCGCTGGTTGCACATCTGGCAGCACCTGCGAAATCACCCTGAGTACCGGTTAGTCTGGTGTACCGATGGTACCGATGTCGAAATGCTTCGCGCGCCGTGGGAAGAAATGGAACCCGGGAAGGTGTATGTCGGTTCTGAACCGAAGACCTACGCCGACTCCTGGGCGAAACAGAATCATCCTGAGCGTATCTATCAGGAATTCATTGAAGCGCACCGCGGCGATGTGATGCTTAACGCTGGTCTGCTGGGTGGCACTCGCGCTGATGTAATGGCGTTCGCTCACGGCATCATCCGTCTTTACTACAGGATCGAGAGTTATCGTTTCTGGAAGAAAGAACAGGCTGGCGCCGCGGTGGGTGACATGCTGGCGTTCGGTATTGTCGCGCAGTCATTTGGCGATCGAGTTGTCACCGGCCCGCGCATCCACACAGTGTTTAAGTCTGAAGGTATCGGTAAGGAGTGTGCCTGGTGGAAACACAAGTGAAGTTTGTGGTGGTCGGGCATCACTCACGCTTGGGAGATGCACAACGTCTTTCTGCGCAGCTGGATGCTCATCTGCTGATTGATGACTGTAACCACGGCGCGAACTGGAATCACCGACGCGCGCTTGAATGGGCTGCTGAGCAATCCAGCAGGGTAGTGGTGCTGGAGGACGACGCCCTGCCAGTCCGTGGATTTATGGATCAGGTTGCTGTCTGGCTGGCGAGGTTCCCGTGTCACATGCTGAGTTTTTATCTCGGTACCGGGCGGCCGCCACAGTATCAGATGCAGATTGCTGAGCGGCTAATAGTGGCTGATAAGACTCGCGCTGATTACATCACGCTGTCGAGACTCATTCACGGCGTTTGCTACAGCGTCCCGCCTGAGCATGTGCAGCGCGTGCTATCCCGCTGGGATAACAGCAAGCCCGCCGATTACGCTGTGGGTGATGCATGGGGTGGCTCAGTGATCTATCCGTGTTACTCGCTGGTGGACCATGCAGATGGTGAACCGGTTGAACGTCACCCTGACTCAGCGCCACGCACAGAACGCCGCAGGGCGTGGAGGTTAGCCTGATGCCTGCGTTAATACCGAGAGCATGTCGCAAGCGTGGCTGCCCTGGCACAACCACTGACCGCTCAGGCTATTGTACCCAGCACCTTAACGAAGGCTGGCAGCAGCATCAGCGAGGAAAGAGCAGACATCAGCGAGGTTATGGCAGCAAATGGGACAGGCTGCGCCCAATCGTTCTCGACAGAGACAAACACCTTTGTCAGGAATGCCTGCGAAATGGAAGGTATACACCCGCTGAGACGGTGGACCACATCAAGCCGAAAGCTCAAGGCGGTACTGACGATCTCTCTAATCTGGAATCAATTTGCCGCGGCTGCCATAAAGCTAAGACAGCACGCGAACGCCTGAACAGAAATTAAGTAACGAGGTGAAGATGACTGAATCGAAACATGGTTCAGGGCTTCCGCACGCCCAGATGAAAGATATTCCCGGTTATCCAGGATATCTGGCAAGTGAAGATGGTCTTATTTACTCGCTCCGCTCAGGTAGCGTTCGCCAGCTGTCGATGCGGCTACATAACGGGTATTGGCACGTGAATGTAAACACCGGAGCCGGCAATGATACGAAAGTGAAGAAGCAAGTACACCAGCTTGTGTTGCTTGCCTTCACCGGGCCAAAGCCATCTGAAGCCCATATCACCCGCCATTTGGATGGCAACCCGCTGAACAACTGCAAAACAAACCTCGCTTGGGGAACGCCAAAGGAGAACACTTCAGACAGCATGCAGCACGGAACGGCCGCTTGTCTGCGGCGCGGACAGCGAGCGGTCGCAACAAAATTGAAGCCAGAAATCATCCTGAGCATTGAGCGAGAGGCTAGGTCTGGTAAGAGGCTGGTAGAAATTGCAAAGCGCTACGGTATTACGCACACGCATGTTCGCCGCATCAGGGATCATCTGTGCCATCCAGATATTTGGTCAAAGGGGGAGGGCGGGTAAAAACCTCAGGGGAATCACCCCAAAGGACCGCCGCCTAACCTCTTTTCACATCGCCGCAGGTTAGAAAACTTTTTTATGGGGTCCCCCATTCGATGATTATTAGGAGTTTTCGATTATGTCTGGACCACCGAAAACCCCGACCCATCTACGTTTGGTGAGGGGTAACCCATCTAAACGCCCGATCAATGAGAACGAACCAAAACCCCCTTCTGGGGTACCCCCAACGCCGAAGCATTTCGACAAGCAGGGGAAATACTGGTTTAAACGGATGGCCGACGAGCTTGATGCTATCGGTGTGATGTCTCAGCTTGATGCCAGAGCCCTTGAGCTGCTGGTTGAGGCCTATACCGAATACCGGCATCACTGCGACACGCTTGAAGTTGAGGGCTACACCTACCGGACCGAAACGCAGAGCGGGGATGTGCTGATCAAGGCTCACCCCGCCGCCATCATGAAAGCTGATGCCTGGAAACGTCTGCGTGCCATGCTTGGTGAGTTCGGTATGACGCCAGCCAGCCGCACGAAAGTGAATGCAAAAGGTCCTGATGCGGTTGACCCGCTGGCCGAGTTTATGAAAGCGAGGGATTAATGGCGAAGGTTGCAGAAGGCATCCGCTACGCCGAGAGGGTGGTGGCGGGGGAAATTATTGCCTGTGAGTATGTGCGCCTTGCCTGTCAGCGTTTTCTTGACGATCTGGCACACGGCGAAGAGCGCGGTATTTTCTTCAGTGAACCGCGCGCGCAGCACATTCTGAATTTCTATAATTTTGTACCTCACGTAAAAGGCGCACTGGCAGGGCAGCCTATTGAGCTGATGGACTGGCACGTTTTCATCCTGATTAATATTTTTGGTTTCGTGATCCCGCTGGTTAACGAGGAAACGGGAGAAACCGTTTTGCGTAACGACGGCAGCGGTCGTCCAGTAATGGTTCGGCGCTTCCGTACAGCAGATGTTGAGGTGGCCCGTAAAAATGCCAAATCAACGCTTTGCTCCGGCGTGGGGCTTTATATGGCTGGTGCCGACGGCGAGGGCGGTGCGGAGGTTTATTCCGCTGCAACCACCCGTGACCAGGCACGCATTGTTTTTGAAGACGCGAAGAATATGGTCAAGAAGGCGAAAGCCACTCTTGGGCGGATCTTCGAATTCAACAAGCTCGCTATCTACCAGGAGCAAACGGCCTCCAAATTCGAGCCTTTATCATCAGATGCGAACAACCTCGACGGCCTGAACATCCACTGTGCCATCGTCGACGAGCTGCATGCTCACAAAACCCGTGACGTCTGGGACGTTCTGGAGACGGCAACCGGCGCACGTCTGCAATCGCTGCTTTTCGGTATCACCACCGCCGGTTTCAACAAAGAAGGCATCTGCTACGAATTGCGTGATTACGCCATCAAGGTGCTGCGTGGGCTGGTAAAAGACGATACGTTTTTTGCCATCATCTACACCTTAGATGAAGGTGACGATCCCTTTGATGAAAAAGTCTGGCAGAAGGCGAATCCGGGGCTGGGTATCTGTAAGCGCTGGGATGACCTGCGCCGCCTGGCTAAAAAGGCGAAAGAGCAGGTTTCAGCCAGAATTAACTTTTTCACCAAGCACATGAATATCTGGGTTACCGCTGAGTCAGCCTGGATGGACATGATGAAATGGGAGAAATGCGAGTTTATCGCCCCGCTGCACGAACTTAAAACCTATCCCTCCTGGGTTGGCGTTGACCTGTCAAACAAAATTGATATCTGTGCGGCCGCGAAAGTCTGGCGGGCGCCAGATGGCCACGTTCATGCGGATTTCAAATTCTGGCTACCGGAAGGACGCCTTGAGAAATGTTCACGCCAGATGGCAGAGCTCTATCGTAAGTGGGCCGGGATGGGCAAGCTGATCCTTACCGACGGGGATGTAATCGACCATGCTCAGATTAAGGAAGAGCTACAGCTGTGGGTTGCTGGCGAGAGCCTGAAAGAAATTGGCTTCGACCCGTGGAGTGCGACGCAGTTCAGCCTTGCGCTGGCAGAAGAAGGGTTGCCGCTGGTGGAAGTGCCGCAGACGGTTCGCAATTTCTCTGAGGCGATGAAAGAGGTCGAAGCGCTGGTATACGGTGGCCGCTTCCATCACAGCGATCACCCGGTGATGAACTGGATGATGTCCAACGTAACCGTCAAACCGGACCGGAACGAGAACATATTCCCGAATAAGTCCACACCTGAGGCCAAGATTGATGGCCCTGCGGCCTTGTTCACAGCAATGAGCCGCGTTCTGGTTAACGGTGGCAACGACCAGCAGGATCTCTCCGGATTCTTCAATAATCCCATCATGGTAGGTTTCTGATGAAAAAAAACAAACGGCCAGGCAGGGTTAAAAGTGCTCTGCTTAACTGGCTTGGTGTGCCTATCAGCCTGACTACCGGCACGTTCTGGGAGGAATGGTTTGGTACCAGCAGCAGCGGAAAGGTGGTAACGGCCGATAAAGCCATCCAGCTATCGGCTGTGTGGGCATGCGTAAGACTGTTAAGCGAGTCTATTTCAACCCTTCCGTTGAAAATATACGTTCGACAGCCTGACGGTTCGCGTAAAGCGGCAACCGATCATCCGGCCTATTCGATACTGTGCCGCCGACCCAATTCAGAAATGACACCATCACGCTTTATGTTGATGGTGGTCGCCAGTATTTGCCTGCGCGGGAACGCCTTCATTGAGAAGAAATTCATTGCAAACCGCCTGGTTTCGCTGGTGCCTTTGCTGCCGCAGAACATGGTGGTTAAACGTCTCACGACCGGGGCGCTGGAATACAAATACACTGAAAACGGTAACGAGCGCGTCATTCCCGTCAAAAACATCATGCACATTCGCGGGTTCGGTCTTGACGGCGTTTGCGGCATGATGCCGATGAAAACAGGCCGGGATGTGATCGGTTCTGCAATGGCGGTTGAGGAGTCTGCTGCGAAGATATTTGAACAGGGGCTTCAGAGTTCAGGTTTTCTCTCGGCTGAGAATGCGCTGTCTGACGAACAACGTGAAAGACTTCGCAGCTACATGGCTGCATTTACGGGTTCAAAAAACGCCGGGAAAATCATGGTGCTTGAAGGCGGATTGAAGTATCAGGGCGTCACCATGAATCCCGAAGACGCCCAGATGCTGGAAAGCCGCTCTTTCAGTATTGAGGAAATCTGTCGCTGGTTTCGCGTTCCGCCTTTCATGGTCGGTCACACCACGAAGCAAAGCAGCTGGGCATCCAGTCTGGAGGGCATGAACCTCCAGTTCCTGACGCACACCCTGCGCCCCCTGTTGGTGAACATAGAACAGGAAATAGGACGGTGCCTCCTGGACAGCGATGATGAGGTGTTCGCGGAGTTCTCTGTAGAAGGACTGCTGCGCGCCGACAGCGCGGGCCGTGCTGCGTACTATACCAGCGCGCTCCAGAATGGGTGGATGTCCCGTAATGACGTGCGCCGTCTTGAAAATATGCCACCGATTGAAGGGGGTGATATTTACACCGTTCAGCTCAACCTGACGCAACTGAAAAATCTCGAAAGCAGCAATCCTGCTGTTCAGGCTCTGGCCCTGAGAGAACTGCATAACCACATATTCCCTGATATTTCCTTTGAACAATCTCCGCTGAAACAGGCCGCTTAGGAGCACTTTCCTGATGAGCAAAAAACAACTTCCGGCAGCACCGGCGGGTCGCCCCTGCGCGCGGGTCACCTGTGAAACTTTACCCTCCGCCATGGAACGCTGGGATGGCGGGATCAAAGCTGCGGCCACCGACGACAACAGTATTTCTGTTTTTGATGTGATCGGGCAGGACTACTGGGGTGAAGGCGTAACAGCCAAACGTATCGCCGGTGCGCTACGGGCGATGAATGGCGCCGACGTCACGGTCAATATCAACTCCCCTGGCGGTGACATGTTCGAAGGCCTGGCAATCTACAACCTTCTGCGTGAATACGAAGGCCGTGTGACGGTGAAGGTGCTCGGTATTGCCGCCAGTGCCGCCTCGGTCATTGCGATGGCCGGGGATGATATTCAGATCGGTCGTGGTGCCTTCCTGATGATCCACAACTGCTGGGTCTACGCGATGGGTAACCGCCATGACTTTGCGGAACTGGCACAGTCTCTTGAGCCGTTCGATACCGCTATGGCAGACATCTACGCGGCGCGTTCCGGCCTTGATATGGCAGCCGTACAGAAACTGATGGACGCCGAGAGTTATATCGGTGGCAGTGACGCTGTGGCGAAGGGACTGGCAGACAGCCTGCTTTCTGCTGATGCGGTCAGTGATGGCGATGAATCACCCGCGGCCGCGCTTCGCAAAGTTGATGCGCTGCTGGCTAAAACCAACACCCCGCGTTCTGAGCGCAGAAAACTCATTAAAGCCTTATCCGGTGGCATGCCTGGCGCTGTCACCACCAACGACGGTACGCCGGGCGCTGCCGAAGATATCAAACCTGAAACCCTCAATTCACTTGAAAGCGCTCTTGCGGCGTTAGTCAAATAAGGACCCGTTATGTCTGAAGTAAATGAAATTCTGAAAAAAGTCACTGCCAGCATTGAAGAGGCAACCGGCAAATTCAACGCGAAAGCAGAAGACGCACTCAAAGAGGCGCAGAAGTCAGGCAGGCTGTCAGAAGAAACAAAAGCTGCCGTTGATAAAATGGCTTCTGAGTTCAACGCGCTGCGTGAAGCTGAAAAAACCCTGAAGGCCGCAATGGGCGAACTGGAGCAACATGTTGCCCAGATGCCGCTGGCAAACGCGAAACAGGTTGTCGAGTCCGTTGGCCACCAGGTGATCTCCGCAGAAGCCCTGAAAACCTTTGCTTCCAGCGTGGAAGGCGGTAAGCGCATCAGCATCCCGGTTAAGGCCGCCCTGACTTCGGTGGATGTGCCTGATGGTGTTGTGGAGCCACAGCGCCTGCCGGGTATCGATACGGCACCGAAACAGCGCCTGTTCATCCGCGATCTGATTGCTCCAGGCCGTACGTCCTCCTCAGCCATTTTCTGGGTGCAGCAGACAGGCTTTACCAATAACGCGAAAGTGGTTCCTGAAAATACGCAGAAACCATACAGCGAAATTGAGTTCACGCCGAAAATCACTGGCGTCAGCACCATCGCGCACCTGTTCAAAGCCTCAAAGCAGATCCTGGATGACTTCGCACAGTTGCAGTCCACCGTTGATGCCGAAATGCGCTACGGACTGAAGTATGCAGAAGAGCAGGAAATTCTCTTCGGTGATGGTACCGGCGTTCATCTGCACGGCATCGTTCCTCAGGCGTCAGCGTTCAATCCGGCGTTCACTGTCGAACAGCAGAGCGGGATTGACGATCTGCGTTTGGCAATGTTGCAGGCACAGCTGGCACGCTTCCCGGCGTCTGGTCATGTTCTTCACTTCATTGACTGGGCGCGGATCGAGCTGACCAAAGACAGCCTGGGTCGTTACATTCTGGCGAACCCTGCGGCGCTGACTGGTCCGACTCTGTGGGGCCTGCCGGTTGTTGCAACGGAAGCGGCAGCCTTCCAGGGTAAATTCCTGACCGGTGCATTTAACGCTGGTGCGCAAATCTTCGACCGCGAAGATGCGAACGTGGTTATCTCCACGGAGAACGCCGACGACTTCGAGAAAAACATGATCACCATCCGTTGCGAAGAACGTCTGGCGCTGGCTGTGAAACGCCCTGAGGCGTTCGTGTACGGTTCATTCAGCGCTGGCGCGGGTAGCTGATAACTATTGCGGCCTTCGGGCCGCTTTTTTCGGGGCAAACAAATGCTTGATCAGAATGTGGTGAAACAGCATTGCCGCATTGATACCGACTTTACGGGTGATGATGCTCTGCTGGAGATTTACACAGGTGCGGCGGCCCGGTACGTCCAGACATGGACACGCCGAACGCTCTATGAAAAGGAAAGCAGCCCTGGCTACGCTGACGACCCGGACCCGATACTGCTCAATGATGATGTTAAGGCAGCCATGCTACTGCTTATTGGTCACTGGTATGCAAACAGGGAATCGGTAGTTATAGGTGAAACCGTGTCTCAGGTTCCATTAGCTGTGGAGGCTCTTCTTCAGCCTTACAGGATATATGGCCTATGAGTTCATTGCGTGCTGGCGAGCTTGATAAACGCATCGTATTACAAAAACTCGAAATTCAGCGAGGTCGACTGGGAGAGCCGCTTCCAGGTGGCCCCGTCGTGGTCGCTACTGTTTGGGCCAGGGCTGAGAATGTTTCTAACAGAAAAATTCGCACACTGGATCAACAACAGGTTGTTGAAACCTGGTTATTCACTATCAGGGTGCGTTCAGACGTCCAGACTGACTGGAAAATAGCGTGGAATGATGATGTCTATACAGTTCGCGCCGTTGATCGTAGCAAGTCTGATCGATGTGTAATAACGGCTGAACGGGATATACGACATGATAGAACAGGCAATTAAAATCTCGCTTGAGCGTCTTTCCGGGATGACTGTTTATCCTCTTCTTCTACCAGACAGCGAGCAAAACGGTATTACATTCCAGCGGATATCAGACCCGGAAGTTGAAACGGGAATGGTACGAACAGGGCTCATTGCTGGTCGTTTTCAAATCTCAATGTACAAAGTGGATGATTATACTGGGCTGGTGAAACTGGATAAGGCTATCTGGTCTCAATGGAAAAGTATTGTCCACGGAGAGCTTGAAGGTTATCCCGTTCAGTACATTCAGCGTGGGAATATACTTCAGGACAAAACAACCCTTACCAGCAATCAGGTTCAGTACAGGCTTACCCGAGATTTCGTGCTTTATTTTTATGAGGAATCATCATGATTCGCATGGAAGTTAAAGGGCTTCAGGAACTCGAACGCCAATTACTTTCCCTTGGGGAAAAGGTTGGTACGCAGGTTTTACGGGAGGCCGGGAAAGCTGCACTTGAGCCCGTTCTGGAGGATATGAAAGCGCATGCTGGTTACGACGAATCAGCGAAAGATGAGCACATGCGCGATTCAATTAAAATCCGCTCATCCTCTTCGAAAGCAAAGGGCAATGCAGTTGTATATCTTCGCGTTGGCCCGAGTAAAAAACACTTCATCAAAGCGTTGGCTCAGGAGATGGGAACCGTAAAGCAAGTCGCAAGTCCCTTCATTCGTCCGGCGCTCGATTATCAGAAAGCGAAAGTTCTGCGCATCCTTGCGATAGAAATACGCGACCGAATTGAAAACCACCGGTAGCGCTCGCTGCCACCTTCAAAGAGAGAGAAATTATGGCTGATAAAACTTCGCCAGAGTACGCGATGCTGCCTGCTGGCACCGTCGTTATGTGGGGTGCTGCGGGCAGCGACGTAGCAACAATGAAACCACTCATTAACTGTAAAGCGCTGGGCGCTACAGGACAGACGGGCAGCTTTGTAGACTGCACTACGCTGATCGATACCAGTAAACAGTTTATCTCTGACCTGCCTGAAGGCCCTGAAAAATCGCTGGGCTTTATTGACGATCCAGCCAACCAGGACTTTGCTGATTTCCTCAACGCAGCAGAGAACCGGGAAACCGTACAGTTTTACGTTGAGCTGCCAAATGGTCGAACGGCGAACATGATTCTGGCCCTTTCTGGCTGGCAGATGAATGAAATTACCGCCCCGGCAAGTGAAGTCATTCAAATCACTGTTCAGGGAAAACAGAACAATATTACCTGGGGTACGGCTGCCGGCAGCTGATCAGGGCATTACTAACTGGCCACCTCCTGGTGGCCTTTTATTATCTAATTCTCAGGAAAAACTATGTCTACCATCGATGTTTCTGCACTTAAATCCGCACTTCTGAAGCCTAAAAGCGCCGTTGTTACCGCCGAAATTTTTGGAACCACCGTTTATCTACGCCGCATGACGGCGGGAGAACTCATCGATCATGAAGAAGCGCTGCGAGACAGTCAGATTGCAGAAGATGCGCGTAAAGCTTCAGAGATCAGTGTGCAGTTGATCGTCGATTGTCTTGTCCATCCCGATGGCAGCCTAATCGCAGCTGAAGACAAACCTACCGCAGCCGAGCTACTCCAGACTCATGACAACGTGGCGCTCCTTGATGCAATCGCCACTGTAAAAAAACATGCGCTGGGCAAGCTTGAAGACGCGGAAAAAAACTAACGAGCTCGCCCTGGCTTGAGCTGATTTTCTGGCTGGCTGACCGCTGGGGCGAGCCTGACCCTTCAAAGATAGCTTCACTTCCGGCAGAAACTCTTTTTCACTGGCGCGCGTACTTTCTGCGTACTGGTGCCATAAGCCGACCCGGTGATGAGATTTCTCCGACTCCTGAAACCCCGCCTCCTGCTGTAGTCAGTAATGTTGACGATCAGTGTGCGGCAGTAATGAGAGCGTTAATGTAATGGCTGACGTTGCTTCCCTCGCCGTCGGGCTGCATCTCAACGCAGCCAATTTTAAATCTCAGCTGATGGGTGCATACGGTGATGCTGAGAACTCATCAAAGCGTTTCAACCGTAGCGCACAGGAAGATGCTAAAAAGACAGATGAAGCATATTCCCGGATGGGGAAAACCATCGCGGGTGTTGCTGGTCGCCTGGCGGGATTTGCCGGTGCCGGTTTATCACTTGGCGCCATCATTACTACCACGCGTGAATACGGGCAGGCTTTATCCGACCTCTCGGCTATCACCGGCGCTACAGGCGCCCAGTTAAAATCGCTTGATGAAGCCGCCCAGGAGATGGGGCGTAGCACTGAATACAGTGCGAGCCAGGCGGTGGAAGCCCTGAAATTGATGGCGTCCGCTAAACCTGAGCTTCTTCAGACCGCAGACGGACTTACTGAGGCGACAAAGAGCGCGCTAACGCTTGCTCAGGCCGCAGGATCAACTTTGCCAGATGCAACCCGCACTCTGGCTCTTTCGCTTAACCAGTTCGGGGCCGGGGCTCAGGAAGCGGATCGTTATATTAACGTGCTGGCTGCCGGTGCCAAGTTCGGGGCTTCGGAAATCGCAGATACAGCTGCGGCTATCAAAAATGGCGGTGTGGCTGCTGCACAGGCAGGAGTCGGTTTTGAAACGCTGAATGCAGCGATTCAGGTTCTGGCTGAGCGTGAAATCAAAGGTGGTGAAGCAGGGACCGCGCTGAGAAACGTTATTCTTGCCCTTGAGAAAGGTACAGACAAAACCCTGAAACCCTCGATTGTGGGGCTTAGCGGTGCGCTGGAGAATCTGTCGAAGAAAAATCTTTCCACTGCGCAGGCCGTGAAGCTTTTCGGCGTTGAGAATATCAACGCGGCTTCGGTGCTGGTGGACAACCGCAGCAAACTTAATGCCCTGACACAGGCTCTCACCGGCACCCAGACGGCACATGAGCAGGCCGCTATTCGTGTGAATAACCTGAATGGCGACATCATGGGGCTGACCAGTGCCTTCGAAGGCATGATCATTAAGATTGGTCAGAGCAGTACTGGGCCTCTGCGTTCCGGCATTCAGTCAGTAACAGACGGTATTAACCTGCTTACCGATAACTTTAACGCCGTAGCGAGCGTGGCGCTCTATACGCTGATCCCCGTCATCTCAACGAAGCTCACTGCGGGGCTGAGGGAAAGCGTAAGTGCCTGGCAGCAGAATCAGGCAGCCGTTAAAGCAGCAGCAGCGGCTCAGGCTGATGGTGCGCGCAAGACGCTGGAAGCTACTTCTGCCACGCTAAAGCGAAATGATGCGGAATTTGGTTATTACCGTCAGCTGGAAAAAACGGCCAGGCAGCATGGTTTGAACGTAAATTACCAGGGAGAGTTTAACCGACTTATCCGTGAAGAAACCGAGCAAACTAATCTGGCCACTCGTGCAAAAATGCAGTTGGCAGCAGCAAATCGCCAGGTCTCAGTATCTGCGCGGGCTGCCTCAGTAGCCGTTGGTCTTGCAAGAGGGGCGCTTGCCTTCGTGGGTGGGGCATTTGGCGCAGCCACCTTAGCTGGTTCGGCGCTACTTTACTTCCATCAACAGGCAAAAGAAGCCCGGCAGTCAGCAATTAACCTCAAGGATGCTGTCATAGAGACTACTGCTGCGCTGATGCAGATGTCTGATAAACAGCTGGCCGTTAAGCAGATTGACCTGCAAGACCAGTATGAAAATCAGGTAACTCAGCGTAACCAGCTCATCAAGGAAATTCAGGACGCAGACAGCAGACTAGATAACCTCGGTGGATTTGACCCATTCCGACAGAAAAAAGGGGTAGAGGACAGTAAGAAACGGGCAGAAGCTGACCTTGAGGCCGTTAATAAAGGGTTAGAGACAACACAGTCTAACCTTGAGAATGTCAGCAAGGCGCGATTTTTGGTCCAGACAGGGATCGCCGATCAAGCAAAATCGCTCGCGAATGACATCAAAAATATCACAGCTCAGACAGCTAAAGCCGGAGAGGGTGTTACCACACCCTGGACCGGTGAAGATACTCAAAAGGCCAGGAAGGAAACGGTCAATCAGTATCTTCAGTTGCGCAGGGAGATCGAAGAAGCTCATGCAACCAGCCTTGGAAAAATTGATCTTCAGGAGAAAGCCAGTCAGGAAAAGCTGATCGCTGCGGCGCGTAAAAATGGAGCAAGCCAGCAGGATCTACAGCGTGCGCTGTTAATGAATGCTGAAAATTATCAGAAGCAACGTAACGAACTTGCTGAGCAGTATTCCCCGGCACGATCGGCCATCAATAAAGAGAAGGAAGCGAGCCAGGAGCTCAAGTCTCTCCTTGATGCACGTTTGCTTACTGAAAAAGAGTACATGGCTGCGCGTGTCACACTGTCACAGGAGACATCCCGACAAATCCTACAGGCCCAGGCTAATGCTCTATCAGCACCACGGCTTGAGCTTGCCGGGGACGTTGATCCGCTTGCCCAGCAAAGGAACCAACTTGTACAGCAGCAAAGTCTGGTAGAGACCTATTATCGCAATGGTGTGCTGAGTAAGCAGCAATACGAAATGCTGATGCAGAAGAGCAGTAAAGATTCTGCTGATGCACAGTATCAGACCGCGCTGGAATTATATCGCTCACAGAGTGACTTCAATAATCTGGCGATCGGACTGGTTGATGCTACCCGGGAGCGAACCACTAATGTCCTGACGGGGCTGCTGACTAATACGCAGACCTTTAAAGAGGGCATGATCAACCTCT